ATAATGTACGTCAAACTCACCACCAGGATACCTTTTCTTGAGTTTGTCTACGTTCATTTCAATGACTTCTTCGGGTGTAGTATCTAAAAGAATACATGCTTGAATAAAGTACCACATGATGTCACCTAGTTCACGTTTCATATGAAATAAATTCTCTTGACTGACTGGTTTTCCTTGGAATAGTATTTTCTTTACTATCTCAGTAAACTCACCTGACTCAGCACTTAGTCCTAGTGCAGCAGTCAATGCTCTATGTGCATCAAAGTCTTTAGAGTATAGATTTCTTAGACGATCTTGAAAATGACCGCCATGTTTACTTTCTTCAGAAGTAACAGCATCTACAAACTGTGTATACTTGTTAAAATCAATCATACTTTAATTCATTAAATGATTTTGCAGTGAACTTTTTAGTAAGTTCTTCTTTTCCTGCATCAATTATATCTGTTTGTGCAGTATCCTCTACATCATACAGCCTCATCTTCGCTCTGTCAATACCTACACAAAATCTTTTATTCATTGTAGGATCGTTGTAGCGATTCTTTAACTGTTTGACCATTATCTGATTCGCTTCCTCCAGTTCCTCCGTAGAAATAAGAGCAAACATAAGATCAGCAGTTGCGGGAAGACCAAAACTTTCGCTTGTATCAGTAAGATCAACATCACTACTACCAAAGCCAGAACGAGTCGTCTGAGTAGCGGAGACGATAGGTACATTAGCTTCAACTGCAAGACCACGGAGTTCTTCTGCAATCGCTTTAACATAGGTATACGAGTTTACTATAGATCCTTTATACCTCTGAGAGGCACATATATTCAGATAGTCAATAAATATGATATCTGGTTTGATACTTTTCTTAAGAGCGAGGTCACTGATCAAAGATTTAAAGTGTCCGACATGAGCAGACGCAGTAGGATATTCTTTGATGATTAACTTGCCCTGTGTTTTCTTTGCTAGGTTCTTAACCTTGCTTTCAAACATTACCTTAGGTAAGTCTGCAAGTTTTTGTATAGAAATATTTAGTAAATTAGCATCGATTCTCTCTGCAATTTTCTCTTCTGCCATTTCCAGAGTGATGTAAAGAACATTCCTACCTTGTAGTAGAACACTACTGGCAACATGACACATAAACAAAGACTTACCCACCCCAGTACCTGCAAGAGCAATGTTAAGAGTTTTATTAGGAAGACCGCCTTTTGTAATCTTGTTAAAGAAGTCCAAATCAAAAGGAATTTTGTCTTCTTTTCTATGGTAGAAATCATATCTCTCATCCGAATTGCCAATATAATCATGCCCTACATTCTGATCAAAACTTACTCCAAGTGCCTGACTGAGGATTTCAGGAATAGATCCTTTATCCCTTTTACTATCCTGCCCATCAGCAATTTTAACTGACTCCATGAGTGATAGATAAATCGCTCTCTCTTGACACCATTTCTCTGTAGTGTCAACCAACCAATTGTACTCCGCTTTCTCATCGGATAAGCCACATAGAACCTCCTTTATACTTTTAAATTGATCTTCAGTTAAATCCGTACGTTCTTGACACTCTATACTTAAAGCATTAAGAGATGGCAAAGCATCGTATTGACTTATGTACTCATGTATTTCTAAGAATACAATCATGTATTCACGAGAAGTAAAGTACTCCTTCATTAAGAAAGGCAGCACTTTACGTGCATATTTCTCATGATAGCATAGATTACTGAGAATCGTGACTTCTAAATTCATGTGTAATGTAAGTAAGTTCCAACAATGTATTTGGTATTAGATACAGGTGCTTTACCTGCGTGTCTATATTGCCATGTAGGTGGGAATAAAAGTATTGTACCACACTTGGGAGAAATGTCAAAGTTTAATTTAGGAAATGAAGTTTCCCCTCCTTCTTCAACGTCATTAAGATATAAAAAACCAACTAAGAATCTACGAGCAGACGCATAGTCTTGCACATCAACATGATCTTTGAATTGATCATAATTATTATTATCATATACTTTCATACGAAACTCTTCGTATGAATATTTTGCAGGGAAGTCAGCACCTAAGTCCAGTTCTTCCATGTATTGATCCATGCACTCATCAAATATATCAATCAACAAATTTTGTTCAGCAACCCACTTGGGATCCTTCGCATGATACCTCTGTGAAATATTTAGTTCTCTGAAACTTGGTCGCTGCTCTCTATCAGTGTATATGCTGTCGGACTCATCAAAGTTCTTGATGATTTTTTGACATACAGATTCACTAAGAACATTAGGATATGTTCTAACATAGTCAGTAAGGTTAGTTACCATAACGAAACTCTTTCTCAGCAGCTTCGTCAAGTTTATCCATTAATTCTTTTGTGAAGTATTTGTCAGGATCCTTGAGAATAGCAGAAGGATAGACGCTAGACTCCCCAATAATAAAACGGTTTCCCTTACGTTCAAGAACTCCATATTTCTCACCCAGTTCCAGTAAACCGTAGTATCTGTCAAGTCCACGATCATAAAATAATCTTGTCTCAACATTTGAGTTCTCCTTTGTTAGTCTGGACTTTGCGGTTTTGCATTTGATAATATTTCCAACAACTTCCTTACCATCTTTTTCCTTCTTCTTTGATAGATATACAATTGTGCTTGCAGCGTATTTGAGTCCACTTCCACCTCCCATTTCTTTAGTAGGAATATATGCACCTACCACATCATATGTGTGATTGGTGACTATCAAAGGAACGTTTGCCTTACCTAATTTGAGGGTTAGCACACGAAAGATTGATTTAACGACTTGAGCACGAGTCATATCTCGTGTCTCTTTACCTGCCTCAGAGTCTTCTACTTCTTTAGTTGTAGACAACATACCCAAAGAATCTAAAACAAACATTAAGGGTTTGCGTTCTTCAGCAGATTGCTCAATATATTTATCTAATATTTTGATTGCTTGTAATCTAAATTCTTGAACTGTTGTGACAGGTACAAGTAGCATACGATTAGAATCTATACCTCTGTCTTCAATCATCTGCTTAGATATAGCAGACTCAGACTCAAAGTATATGACACCTGCATCAGGATTAGACTCTAAGAAATGCTGAACAATACCAAGACAAAAGAATGTCTTACCAGTAGATGTTTCACCTGCTATAGCAGTTATTTTATTATTAGGAATACCTCCATAGATTGATCCTGATAATAATGCATTAAAAATATGTGAACCAGTGTCAATATATCCTGCAGTGTCACCTGCACCTACACCTTCAGAGACTATTGATGCGTAATCATTACCAATCTCTTTAGCTATGTCCTTCAGAAAGTTCATCTTCATAAAACCATGTTATAAAATTAGAACGTTTCATGGCACGTTCAAACCATTTTGCTTCAGACAAATCGTTGAATGTCTTATGCTCTTTTCTAGGTGTGCCGAATGCGTTTTGATATTCGACTCTGTAGTTTTTCATCCAAATAAAAATTCAAGTGATGGGATCTTTTCAGGCTTCCACCCAATAGTATCCATAATAACTTTTATCGGTTCCAAGAAACTCTTACTAAATTGTAGTTCATGGTCGATGTATTTGTCAAGTCCAAATTCTTTTGGGAAAGTATTTGGAAACGAAATGACATTCTCTGCTATCTTGTTAGGTGTCTTAAGATAAACAAACTTAAGTTTTTCACCATCTTGAATCAAAGGATACTTGTGTGTCAATCGTTGTTTTGTATTATGATAATTGTATAGTAATGCACCACGCACGTGAATGGGTGTACCTTTACTATAGATACTTGATTGGTTCGCCCACTTATTTATCCCATTACATCCTCTAGGAAATGCTATGTCTTCGATAGGTAATTCATAGAACTCCTCTCTAAAGTCTGCGATAAACTTTTGTGCATCTTCTTCATCACTGTTCATGATTACCTTAAGACACTCTCGAATTTTGTCACGACAAGCACCAGGTGTAGATGATTTGACTGCTTCAATACCCATAACTTTTAGTTTAGGTTCAGCAAATCTAACACCCTCAATGTCCCAAGCATTTAAGATGTATCTCTTTTTCGCAGTCCATATACCTTTGTTGGCAATGGTCTCACGTTTCATGAACATCTTTTGGTCGTATGCATTTACGTACGTGGCCAATTCTTGGTAAGAACTTTCAATATAAGGCTCAAGTTCCATTGAACACACCTTGTCAATGAACGAAACGATGACCGAATCATCCGTTTCTCTACCTTTGTATACCCCTTCCACCAGAGGACCCAAATTGAGGTAGATACTATCAGTATCACTGGCAATGACATAATCAACATCCTCCGTTTTTAGTATTTTGTTCATCTTCTGGTTCATCTTGTTTTCAATCCAACGGATCGATACCTGACCAGACAATGTGATTGCTTCAGCATTCAATAGATTATAGTACCTAAAATACTGATTACCAACAGCACCATAGGCAGAGTTCAATTGAATCTTTCTTGCCATCTGGATATTGTTGAACTTACTTATGTCCTTCTCTAATTGTTTAGAGGGCGACTTCTCATAGTCTTTCTTTGCCTGTATCATTCTCTTCTTATAGATGACACGTTCAGTGTATATCTTCTCCATCATCTCAGGTAGGAAACCTTTTATATCCTTACGATACTGTGCACCATTAGCACACACAGCAAACTTACCTGATAAATCTACCTCCTGATTGAGTAACCTTTCAACGCTTGCACTGGGATGTCGAGTCTCCCAGAGTGTTTCTGGCGAGATATTGTACTGCATAATAAGATGAGGGTAAAGACTGTTAAGGTCAAAAGAGACAACCCAATCATACTTGCCTGGTTTCGGTTGTTTAACATAAGCACCTGCATACTTCTCATCTTTTTTAGCACCCTTACGAGGTGGAGGTACAACATTCTTATCTGCAAGATAGTTGTATATCATTGTGTCCCACATTCTTACCTGTGAGTATACATCTTCAAAGTTTACTTTGGCATCATAAGACATAGTGATTGCTAATTCAAGCAACTTCATTTTGTCTTCAAGTCTGTCAATCAACTCAACGTCTTGAATGTTGTATTCTATAAATTTCTGCCAATCACTTGTGTAGAAGTCTTTAAAATTCTCATACTCACTATGGTCGAGCTTTCTTTGTCCCAACTCGACAAAAGCGATGTGATCAAGTCTGTAGGATTCTTGGTTACTATAAGTGAACTTGCGATAAAGATCGAGGTAGTCAAGAATATTAACCCCACTGACATCATAAGCATAATTCTTACGTCCCTGCACATAAATTTCTCTCTCGTTAGCACGGTTCCAAGGTGACAATGACTTCATCCACTTTTCCCCTAATATTCTATTTAACCTTCGGGCGATGTATGGCACATCATATAGGTTAACGTTCCATCCTGTAAGGATGTCGGGTGTATGTTGCACCCACCACTGAAGGAAACTCTTAAGCATGTCCCTTTCAGTATCAAAAATGTAGTGTTCATGCTCAGTTTCAAAGTCACGAACCGCCCAGATGTAAAACTTTTTAGTCACCATATCTTTAATGGTGATAGAAAGCATTTCTTCTGCTGCCTCTTCTACATTCGGGAATCCGTTCTCACACTGCACCTCAATATCAAGTGCATAGATTCTCATTTGATTGATATCGTAATCAACTTCATCAGGAAATTCTCTCCTGATGTATTGATATACAAAACGTTCATATCCATGAACTTCAAACTGTTCTACACCGTTATATGTTTTGATAAACTCTCTTGCTTCCCTTGCAGTTTCAAACTGAACAGGTTTTACAGGTTTACCTGTGAGAGTCTTTACCTTCTCTTGACGATTAGATGTCACATATAAGGTAGGAGAAAACTGGGTACGAAATTGAACTGGTTGTCCATCTTCGTACCCTCGATATAGAACTGTATCACCTGCTAATTGAATGTTCGTATAGAACTTACTCATGCGTTGTAAAGATCCAACAGTTTTTGACTCGGTTCAATTATAGTCAAAACTACGTCAGATGTCAAGAACAAATCTCTTTGAGAACTATGCTGAGGAAATGGAATGATTTTTTCATCATCCGTTACCTGATAACATCTCTCAAGAAGATACACTGGTTCTTCAT